TCTCTCCCCCTTTTTCAACTTGTACTGACAGCCTTGGCTGACTTTGCGAGACAGTACAATTTAACGCAATAGGAGACTACAATGGGTTCGACTACTTTTTCAGGTCCAGTTACATCTAAGGGTGGCTTTATTACTGGTACTGATGTAAACTCTACTTTGACTGCTTCTGCTACTATTACGCAGGAAACATACAATGGTCAGATTATCAATCTTTCTGCTGCCGCTGGTATGACGATTACTCTTCCTGCTGCAACTGGTACAAATGCTATATATCGCTTTGTTGTTGATACGGCTGTTACAAGCAATAGCTACGTTATTAAAGTAGCAAATGCTACTGATATTTTTATTGGAACCGCAAGTGTTGCTGGTACTACTGGTACAGTGTTTAGCACTATTGCAGCTTCTGATACTCTTACTATGAGCGGATCTACAACTGGTGGCCTTGCTGGTTCTTATGTAGAGATCATGGACGTTGCTGCTGGTGAATTTATTGTTCGCGCAAACCTTCTTGGTTCGGGAACTCCAGCTACACCGTTTAGTGCTACAGTATCGTAATTAACAACTGAGATAGGAAAACAAAATGGTAGACGCAGTAACTTCTCAAACCTTACTTGATAATAAGACTCGTCTTATTATGAAATTCACTAATATTTCTGATGGTACTGGTGAATCAGCAGTTACAAAGGTTACTGCGTCTACTTTTTCTTGTGCTGAACTTTATATTGAACGAGTTCATTTTATGACTCATGGTATGGGGGCAGATATTCTTTTTGATGCAACTACATCAGTGTTAGCCATGACACTTCCTGTTAATGCTACCATGAGTTATGACTTTTCTAGTTTTGGCGGCATTAAGAATAATGCTGGTACAGGCAAAACAGGTAATATTAAATTTACTACTTTTGATGCTTCAACGGGTGACCGTTATACAATTATTCTCGAAATGAGAAAAGTTGGCTCTATCTAAGGAATATTTTAAATGGCGACTTCAGGAACATCTGCATTTAATCTAACTGTAGATGAGATTATTGCTGAGGCTTATGAGCCACTTGGAGTTCTTGCACCAACTGGTTATGAGCTTAAGACAGCACGTAGAAGTTTGAATCTTCTATTTAGAGAAATCTCAAATAGAAATCTCTTTGCATTTATCTCTGAGAAGGATTCAATTTCTACTGTAGCGTCTACCGCTACATACACCCTTGACTCAGACGCAATTGACATCATGAATGTCACGATTAGAAACAACTCTTCTGACGTTGAATTAACACGCTATTCATATAGCGATTATGCTATAATTCCAGATAAAACATCTACTGGTGTTCCATCCATCTACTACGTGGATAGGCAACGTGACGCAATTGTGTTATACCTATGGTCTGTTCCAGATGGTGTATATACAGTTAATTTTGAAAAGAAGCGCAAGATTCAAGATGTTGGAGTTTATACCAACAATATAGATGTTCCTGATAGACTTCTTCCAGCCGTCATTACAGGATTGACATATAAGTTGGCTCTTAAAAGACCACCTTCATCCGCAGCATGGCCTTCCTTCCTTGCTGAATATGAGCGAAATCTTAAATACGCAATGGAAGAAGATCGTGATCGTACTAGTACATTCATGTATCCAGATATGCGTAGACGTAGGTAATCATGAGTTCTATTAGCAACATGTACCTTGGTATCTGTGATCGTTGCGGATTGCAGTACAAGAAGGTCACTCTCAAGAAGGAGTGGACAAACATGGTTGTGTGCGAATCATGCTATGAGGAAAAACATCCTCAGCTAGAGCCTATACATAAAGATCTTGGAGATCCAAAACCTCTTAAAGATCCACGTAAAGATGCACCAATACAAACATCAAGTAATGCTCCATATGATGCAGCATTTCCGCACACAGCAGGTGGTAGACCATGAACTATACAACTTTAAAAGCTGGTATTGTAAGCTGGTTGAACAACGAGTCTACGGAACTTGCCGCGAATTTAGATCAAATCATTAAAAATGCAGAAAATCGGATTTTTCGTGAGTCCGATCTTCGTTTGTTTAGAAAACACGCAACTGCTAATTTGATTGTCTCTGACCCATATCTTGGATTACCAGCAGACTGTCTGGTTGTAAGATATATCCGTTTAAACACCGGGGACTTTCTTGAACTTCGTGCAGAAAGTTTTATTCGCGAATACACGCCTAATGCTACAACTACAGGAACACCAAAATACTACGCTCATTGGGATGCTACCACGGTATTTCTAGCACCAACACCATCTGCTACATCTACTGTTGAAATCTCATACACATTTAATCCAGCTTCTATTATTACTGCAACGACTACATGGCTTAGTACAAATGCAGAAGATGTTCTATTCGCTGCGTGTGTGTACGAGGGAGCGATTTATCTTCAAGCCGCGCCAGACCTTTTAACTATGTACAAAACAAGTTATACTGAGGCAATGCAGCGTTTGCAACTTATGGAAACAAAGAACTCATCTGACGAGTTCAAAACTAAGGGTCTTATCTAATGGCGAGTGCAGTTTGTAATTCATTTAAAACAGAAGTCCTTGGTGGGACTCACGACCTTGACACTGATACTATCAAGTTTGCGTTATATACAAGTTCAGCTTCTTTGTCGGCTTCAACGACAGCTTATAGCACAAGTAATGAAGTTGTAGGAACAGGTTATACTGCGGGTGGAAACACATTGACAGGTGCGGTGATTTCTCTTGATAGTTCTACAGCAATTGTAGACTTTACAGATACATCTTGGACATCAGCAACTATTACTGCTCGTTATGGACTTATTTATAACTCTTCAAAAACAGATAAAGCAATTGCAGTTCTTGATTTTGTGACTGATCAAACTTCAACAAATGGAACATTTACGGTTGTGTTCCCATCAGCAGCGGCAGCGACGGCTATTATTAGGTTGTCATAATGACGATTTCATTAAAACATAATTTTACTTCTGCTAAATCAGATGGAGCAGATGCAACGCTTGTTCAGCCTTCTAATTGGAACGCTGAACATACGTTGCAGTTGGCTACTGGTAAGCTTGTAGGCAGGACTACTGCGAGTACAGGTGCTGCTGAAGAAATTGCTGTTTCTGGTGACCTTCTACTGTCCAGTGGTACGCTTGGTATAAATACAACTGTAGCTACGCTTACTGGTATTCAAACCCTAACAAATAAAACACTTACATCTCCAGTAATAAGTTCGCCAACTATTACTAGTGGAACTACTGTAACTGTTCCAAGTAATGCTTATGACCTTGTAAATAAGACATATGCAGATTCTTTGTCTGCTGGTATCAACTTCCACGAAGCTTGTAAATACGCCACCGCCGCAGCACTGGCAACGTGTACATACGACAATGGTACGTCTGGTGTAGGTGCAACATTGACAGCTACAGCTAATGCTGCGTTGTCTGTTGATGGATTCACACCCGCTTCTACTAATAGAATCCTTGTAAAAAACCAAGCATCGGCATTTCAAAACGGTGTTTACACAGTAACCCAAGTAGGAGATGGATCTAACCCATTCATTCTTACTCGTTCATTGGATTTTGACGAAGCTGGTTCCAGTGTTAATCAGATCAATGCTGGTGATTTCTTACTTATCACAAATGGTTCAACAAACGCAAATACATCTTGGGTTCAGCAGACACCGCTGCCAATAACGATTGGTAGCACGTCAATTGTATTTACGCAGTTTGCAGCACCAGTATCGTATTCTGCGGGTACTGGCCTACAACTGGCTGGTACAGTATTCAGCATTGACAGCACCGTTACAACGCTTGACGGTATTCAAACCCTCACAAATAAAACACTTACGTCACCAACTCTAACAACCCCTGCTTTGGGCACTCCTGCAAGTGGTGTTCTTACCAATGCTACTGGTCTGCCTATTCGTACTGGTGTAAGTGGTCTTGGTACTGGCGTAGCTACATTCTTAGGTACACCTAGTTCTGCCAATCTTGCTTCTGCAGTTACGGACGAGACTGGCTCAGGTGCGTTGGTTTTTGGCACGTCACCAACATTTATCACAGATATAACTTCTCCCGTTGTTAATGGTGGTACTGCTGTTTCTTCTACTCTTACATTGCAGTCCACATCTGGTGTTGGTGCTACTGACAGCATTGCGCTGAAGGTTGGTAACAATGGTGCTACAACAGCACTTAGTGTTGCTACAACTGGCATTGTTACTCTACCAACTACTAGTGCATTAAAACTTCCTGCTGGAACAACGGCACAACAGCCGTCTGGCGTCACAGGAATGATCAGGTTCAATACAACTGACACTACGTTTGAAGGTTATAATGGTTCGGCTTGGGCTGGTATTGGTGGCGGGGCCGTAGGCGGCGGTGTAAATGCATCAGTAAGTACTTATACAGATCAAGTATTCTTACTTAATAGCAAAACAGTTCAATCTAACTATACCATTCCTACCAATGACAATGCTGGATCTTTTGGTCCAATAACGGTTAATTCTGGTGTAACTGTTACAGTTCCATCTGGAAGTACATGGAGTATTGTTTAATATATGTTGGGATTTGAAACAACTGCATTTGAAATGTCTGCATTTGAAACACCAAATGCATTAGTTTTAACAAGCAATACTGGAACTACTATCAATATAGGATCAGTTGTTATACAAGCTGGTGCAACTATATTGCCTATAAATCAAGGTATGACAATTGATTTAGGTACTGTTGTTTTAACTGCAGATTCAAATACAGACGTTACTTGCAATGGTTTAGTTATTAGTGTAGGATGACTTGATTTATACTGTTATTCAAATACTAATATTTCTGGTATTGTTGGGTCATTT